GCGAGGCAGGGTTCTCGAAAAGTCAGGCTACCGCAATCGCGGGCAAAGGCCTGGCACCGCTGTTCCGGAGCGAGTCTGGCAGCACCCCATCCGACTTTCTGTCGGCCTTAAAGGCGCAAATCAGCGCCTGACCCTACTCCCAGACAGGATACCATCATGAGCGATTCTAAAACCGCCGAGCAACTTGCCGGCGAAGTAAAAGGCGTGCTTGACGCACGCTTTGGTGAAGTCAAATCGAGCCTTGAGGCAAAGCAAGTTGAGCTGCGAGGCGTTCTTGATGCCCGTCACGACGAGATCAAGTCGGACCTCGAAGGCAAGCACGACAAGGTGAAGGCTCTGGCCGAAGAAGCACTTGGCAAGGCGCAGCGCGGCGAAGACCTCTCCAACGCGACCAAGCAGCTCGCCGACGAGGCGCTAACTGCGCTCAATGAAGCCAAAGCACGTCTCGACGAGGTGGAGCAGAAGCTTGCCCGCCGCGTAGCAGATGAAGCCACCCCCGAGTTCAAGACGATTGGCGAGCAGGTCGTGGCAGATGAAGCCATCAAGGCCTTCCTTGGCAACAACACGGTGCGCGGCCGGGCGAGCGTCGAGGTGAAGGCGATCATTTCTGCGCTCACCACAGATGCCAATGGATCTGCAGGCGACCTCATCGTCGCCGACCGCATCCCTGGTATTGTTATCCCGGGCCAGCGCCGTCTGACGGTGCGCGATCTGTTGACCCCGGGCCGCACGGCCGGCAATTCGGTGCAGTACGTCAAGGAAACGGGCTACGCCAATGCGGCGGCCACCGTTTCTGAAACCACCGGCCCAACCAAACCGCAGTCGGACATCAAGTTCGATGTATTGACCAGTAACGTCACCACGATCGCGCACTGGGTTCTGGCCACCCGCCAGATTCTGGACGATGTGCCGATGCTCCAGTCCTACATCGACGGGCGTCTGCGCTACGGTCTGGCGCTGGTCGAAGAAAACCAGCTGCTGAACGGCAGCGGCACGGGCACGGATCTAGCCGGCATCTACACGCAGGCAACCGCGTTCACTCCGCCGATCACCATCCCGGCGACGGTGACCCGGATCGACGTGCTGCGTCTTGCCATGCTGCAGACGGCATTGTCGGAACTGATGGCAACGGGCGTAGTGCTCCATCCGGCCGATTGGGCCGCGATCGAGCTCCTGAAGGATGGCCAGGGACAGTTCATTGTCGGCAACCCGCAGGGAACGATCACCCCGACGCTCTGGGGCCAGCCGGTGGTTTCAACCCAGTCGATGGCGACCGGCAAGTTCCTGACTGGCGCGTTCCAGTTGGGCGCTCAGATATTCGACCGCATGGACGCAGTGGTCGAAATCTCGACGGAGGATGATCAGAACTTCCGCAAGAACCTGGTGACGGTGCTCGCCGAAGAGCGTCTCGCGCTCGCGGTGTATCGGCCCGAGGCTTTCGTGAAGGGCGACTTCGCGGCAGCTGCCACTGCGGCAACCAAGGTCTGATGATCCGAAGAGGGCTGGCCTTTGGGCTGGCCCTCACATTTTTCGAGGAGATGAGCGGATGTTTCTAAAGGCACTCGATACCATTCATGTGAGCTCGGTGAGCTCGGACAATATTATCTCGGGCCAGACATTCGAGATCGACGATTTGGGAGGTCGCAGCCTGATCGAGCGCGGCCTTGCCATTGAGGTTGATACGGCTGCTGCAAAGCCAGAACCCGCCGCAAAGGCCGAGGCGCAGTCTGTGAAACCCCCACAGGCCGAGGAAATCGCCGAACAGTCGCCGATCGCCAATAAGGCAGGCGCACACACCCGTAAAAAGGTGGCTTGATGTCCGAGATCGTCACGCTCGAGCCGCCACAGGATCGCGCCGTGACGCTTGAGGAAGCGCGTCAGCAATTGCGCCTTGATGGCCGCGATGAGGACCTGTTGCTCGGCGCTAAACTGGATGCAGCCCAAGCTGAACTGGAGCAGCAGACGGGCCTGAAGCTGTGCGAACAGACCATCGAACTGCAGTTGGAAGGCTGGGAAGACGAAATCACCGTACCCAGCCGACCCTGCACGGTGGCCGAGATCCGCTACACTGCCCTGGGCGGAGCGACAGTAACTTTGCCAGAGACAGACTATGTCGTCCGCCGACGCCACGGGTTCACTCGCATCCGCCCGGCATCCGGGAAATCTTGGCCCGAGTTGGACCTGGACGGTCTGGTCCGGATCACACTGTCGGCCGGATTTGATGAGAACGACGCTGACCTGGCGATCGCTCGCGCTGCAATCCTGGTCAAAACCGCCTCCCTTTTCGAAAACCGCGAAGGTGCAGCCTGTCTCGCCTTCGACACGATGGTGGGTCAGCTCAAATGTCGCTGGATCTAGCCTCGAAGCTCGACACAAGGATCCGGGTAGAGCGCAAGGCCGTCACCCACGACCCGCAATACGGCACCGAACAGGTCACTTGGACTGAATTTGCCTGCGTCTGGGCCGAGGTAAAGGACATTCTCCCGTCCAAGGCCGAGCGCCTGGCCGACAGAATCCAGATCGGTCGCCGTCCTGCCCGGCTCCGCATTCGGTACCTGGCAGGACTCGCCGCAGATATGCGGGTCATCATCGATTCACGCGTCCACCAGATCATTTCCGGCCCGGCAACACTGGGGCGGCGGGAGGCCATGGAGTTCATGGTCGAGGAATATTCGAGCGAAGGAGCCGCACCATGACGATCCGGCTCAAGGGTGGCCCTGAGCTGCTGCGTTTGCTCGATGAACTGCCCAAGAACCTGGAGCGCAACGTGATCCGTGGCGGACTTCGGGCCGGTGCCAAGCTCATCCAACAGCAGGCCAAGGCGAATGTCCCGGTGAAGACCGGACAGCTGAAGTGCGCGATCGGGATTGGCACCCGGACGCACGGCGCCAAGCTCTCGTCCTACGTCAAACTTCGAGGCAAAGGCTCTTATCTCGGCCTGTTCATCGAATACGGCGTCGCGCCCCACCTGATCTCGGTGTCAGACGCCGACAAGCCGGTGCGTGATACCCGGCACGGGCCCCGAAAGGTCGGCATCGGCACAATCAACAAGATGGTGAAGCGCGGTAGTCTCAAAATTGGCGAGAACTTCGTCGGGCCGACGGTCATGCACCCCGGTCACGCCGCAAAACCATTCCTGCGCCCGGCGCTTGACCAGAAAGCCGAGGAAGCGGTGAACGCCATGGGTGCCTACATCGCCCACCGCGTTCAGATCGGGAACCTGAAGGCCCCGACCCTCGAGGTCGATGACGAATGAACGGGGTTATTGCGGTCCGCTCGCTCCTGGTAGCTGACACCGGGATGACGGCGCTCGTCCCTGTTGCGCGGATCGCCGCTGGATCGCTGCCGCAGGGCACGATGATGCCGGCCATATCGTTGATGTCGGTCAGCGGCGTGGATCGCAACATTCCTGCGCCGGGCCCGAAACGCCGCGTCACCGAGCGCGTGCAGGTGACCGTTCTGGCCCGGACCTACCCTGAAGTGAAAGCCATTATCGCAGCTGTCCGCCAGGCGGCGGCCGACCAAATGCCCAACATCGACGGACTCTTTGACGTGACAGTCCACACCGATTCCGCCGGACCAGACTTCCTCGACGAGGAGACCGGCATCCACATGCAGACGCAGGACTTCCGCGTCTCATTCAACGAGGCACGGCTCGCCTCACCTTCATAAGGACCCATTGTCATGACCGTTCGGACTTCCGCCGGCACCACCTTGAAGGTGTCGGCCTCTACCCCTGCGACCTTCGATGCCACCGGCTATAATGCGCTGACCATGACCGTGGTCGGCGAAGTCTCCGACCTTGGCGAGTTCGGCCGCGAGTTCAATCTCGTGACCTTCAATCCCGTTGGCAGCCGCGGCGTCGTCAAGAAGAAGGGCAGCTTCAACCAGGGCACTATGCAGATCCAGTTGGGTCTCGACACGGACGATGCCGGCCAGATCCTGCTCAAGTCCGCATCGCTATCGGATGCTGATCACAGCTTCCTCGTCACCACCCAGAACGGCGACAAGTACTATTTCCAGGCGCAAGTCATGAGCTTCAAGGTCAATGTCGGTT